CGGAAGAGGATGTGCTGGGCTGGCTGAAGGCCTCCAGGCCTCCGGCGAAAATTAAAAAATATAAAGTCGTCAGGAAAAAGAAATGAGCAACAACATGATTGTCAGCCTGATCTTGCGGGGCGATGGAAGCCGCTGGGATTCCACGCTGCGGCGGTCTGAAGGCCGGTTGAAAAACTTCGGCGGGACCGTGCGGCGCGAATTTCAAAACATCCGCAATGCGGCGGGAACGCTGCAGGGCAAGCTGGCAACGCTCGGCATATCGGTCGGAGCCATGTTCCTCATCAAGCAATCGGCGGAACTGGATAAAGGCCTGACGCGCATCGGCCAGACGGCGGGCGCTTCCCAGGCGCAGGTAGCCGCGCTGCGGCAGGAATTCTTCCGGATGGGCAGCGAAACCGGCGCGAAGATCGAAGATCTGAAAGCCGGATTCGATAACGCCGTCCAGGCCGGATTGAATTTCCGCGAGGCTCTGCCCGTCACGGATGCCGTCAATAAGGCAATGGCCGTCACCGGCGCATCCGCCGATCAGCTCACCTCCGGCCTGACCGTCGCGTCCACGGCGTTTGATTTCGATCTGTCGCGTCCGGGCCTGGCGATTCTGCTCCTGGACAAGATGACCGTTGCGGGCCGCCAGGGTAATGCGGAGCTGGAAAACCTCTCCTCGATCTTTGCGCGCGTCGGCGTCAATTCATCGCGGGCGGGCATGGGATTCGACCAAACGCTCGGCTTCATCGAGGGGCTTTCCCTGCTGGAACGCAATCCCGAACGCCTGGCGACGCTGGCCGACAGCACGCTGCGGCTGTTCACCAATCTGCAATATCTCCAGCGCGCGCAGAAAGCCACAGGCGTGAAGTTCTTTGACGATCAGGGCGGCAGGCGCGATCCGCTGGCCGTGCTGGGCGACATCAAGAACAAATACGATCTGCTGAAAACAGATCAGGAAAAAGAAGGCTTCATGGGCAAGGCCTTCAAGGGTGCGGACCTCGATACCATCAAGGGATTGCAGGCGCTGCTCAAAGGCGACATGCTGCAAAAAATTGCCGAGATGAATCGCAAGATCGGCGAAGGCGGCGGCACCATCAAAAAGGATCTGGCCGATGGCATCAATAATGCGATTGATCAGACAGGCCGCCTCAAAAATGCGCTGCGCGAAGCGGCAGACGGATTCATTCAACCGCTCAATAAAGGCGTGTCCTGGCTGATTCGGAAAATGCTCGATTCCAGAAAGGACGGAGGCATGGAAATGTCCGGCCCGAAAATGATCGGCTACGGCGCAGTTGCCGGTGCGGGCATCATGGCGCTCATGGCCTACCTGAAGGGCAAGGCAATGGGCAAAGTCAAGGATGTTTTGACTGGCGGCGGGCCGCTGGGCGGCTTCAAGGGGCCGGTGCCCGTGTATGTGGTCAATAAGCGCATGTCATTGATCGATCCGTCCGGCGGAGGAAACATTCCCGGCGGTGCATCCAAAAGCGGTTGGCGTACTGGGCAAGGCGTCCATGCTCGGCACATCCGCCATCATGGGGTATGAGGTAGGCGGCATCATCAACAACACCATCGGCAAAGCGACGGGACGCGGCGAGGGCTGGCTGGGCGACATGCTCTATGACTTTCTGCACAAGGCGGAAAATCCGGAAGTCAAAAATGACATTAAGCTGAATATCACGGTCGATCAATCCGGGCGGGTGGTGACGAACAACACCAACCGCAACACGACGGTGGCGACCAATCTGAATCGCGGAGCGTTTTTTAAATG